ATGCAGCAGGCCGCACAGCAGGGTGCTAAACAAGGTGAACAGCAAACACTGAAGCGTTTACAGATGAGTGGCAGCACACGTAAGAGGATCGGAATATGAGCCAATACGCTTTAGGCCATGTTGTAAGGATTAATGCCATAGGCAAAGACGGACTTTTAACTCAGTTTAAATTTCAGAACTTTTTTATTAACAAAGAAATGACATTTAAAAATGATCAATACAGATTTGTGCCATTTGGATTTTCTGGCGTAACAGTCAATAGGACCGGCGATGGACTCGAAGCAACGATTGTTTTCCCTAATAACAAGTTGACTCGTGGTTGGGCCGTTACTTCTATCAGGGATCATTACGTCATGGAGGTAGACGTTCTTATTGTTAATTCAGATTCGGAGACTGGATCACACACCCGCGTGCATGGCTATACCGGGCAAGTCGTTGGCGGCAATTGGGATAACGTCTCTTTGAATTTACAGCTCAGCTCAGTCTTGGATGCGGTTGGTACGGATGTTCCAAGGCGATCATTAACGCGCAAGTTGGTTGGTAATCTGCCGATATCTAATAATGTCCGACTGCAGTGATCTAATTGGAATGCCTTATCGGCTTGGTGCTGACGGCAGTGATGGTCACATTGACTGTATCCATCTTTGCTATCGGGCATTGGAGCGTATGGGTATTGACAAGCCACCCTTTAAGCAGAGTTGGTATCAGGCGAGTAAATGGGATGTATGCCGGGATCTAATGCGGTGGGGTTTGCGAGTTGAAAAGGCTGCTTATGATGGGGACATTCTGCTGCTACCGCAGCAATCCTGGGCATTCGCAGTCACATGGCAAAAAGGGATTCTGTATATCGGCCCAATGACGCAGAAAGTGCAGTGGTCATTGGTGCGAGCATTTACGACGTACCACTGCTTCCGTACGAAAGGCAGCTCATTGCAACGATTGGGATAACTGAGGAAGAGTATCGAGCATTTACGGCCGAAGCAAGAAGACGTGGAGCGGTAAGACCAGCGGCGTATGACCATATTCCTGACGTTCAATCAGGGCCTGCAGCGCCAGCGATTTTAATTAATTTGGCAATCAGCCTTGTGCTGACTGGTGTTGCATATTTGCTCACACCAAAGCCAAAGATGCCTGCTGCTCAAAAGCAAGGCGGGATTATTGATCTTGGCAGTGTTACAGGAGCAAATCGTTTTACCCCGTCACGCGGCTTTGAAACGCTTGCGGAGCTTGCGGATTATGCGTCACCTATTCCGCTAATTTTTGGTCTTTACAAGGATGATATTGGTGGAATGTTGATTACGCCAAAGCTGATTTGGTCGCGCATGTTTAGCCATGGAACGATGCAACGCGCCAAGCTTATGTTTGTCGTTGGTGAGCAAGGCGTTGGTAGTGCAGGCATTCAACCGCCTGAGCTTGAGGGTATTTTTCTCGGCAACAATGCGCTCGATGCGGTATTCAACGATTTATTTGCGTTTTACTGGCACGCAGATAGCAGCGAACAGTTTCGCATTCGTGGAACTGATAAAAAGTATGGTACGAGGGGGAAAGCCCACAAGGGAGACCCTGACGTACCAAACGACAATAGCGACGCTTTTGCTTTTCCATTATCTGATATTGATAAAGAGCCTTCAGAAATTTTCTGCCATGCTTTTACCCCTGCAAATAGCACAACATTTGGGGTCTATGGAGCTATTGCTAATGGCACACATTATCGAGTCAATTACCAACTAATTTCTATCCCCAAGGTTGACGATAAAGAAGCAATGGCAATCAGAACTTTAGAGCGAATTAAGATTGTTGGAGACTCTGGGGTTAAGTCAGGTGATAACGATAAAACATTGCAAGAAGAGGATATAGAGCCGGGCGATGCTGGTAAAGATCGTTTAAACGAGATTCGCAAAAAAGGAAATCATGCAGGCGCAGGTCGAAATTACAGTCCACGAATGGGAATAGTTAGCTATAAGGGCAATGCTGTACCGTCTGGTCAACACAGAAAAACGTACGATAATGTTGAAGTTGGCGACAGAGCAAAATTTGTTATTCGGAATACTTCTATAAGCCCAAATTTTTACAGAAGAGATGGCAGGGGTGCATCAGTTGATGACATTAATTCTACGGTAGAGTCTTTTCAAGTCGAAGCTGACTCTGCAATGCAGGTTGGTGAACATTTTGAAATTGGCGGTTGCATCTGGAAAGTAATTTCAAGAAGTTTGGCGATGTTTGATCCGCTTGAAGGGCCTGAAAGAAGCCAAAATATTACTCTTGAATGTGTTGACACTTTGCTGTCCAAAAGCAAAAAAATTGGCGTTGTAAGTGAGTCGTTAGTGGTAAATCCAAGCACTGAATTTATAGGAGATAGTGCTGTTGGTGGAACAAGCAGAGGAGTTGGAGAAACGTTTTACCCTTTAACTCAAGTTGAGATTGCAACAGTCAAAAACAATCGACCTTCGGTTGCTACTGAGATTGGCTTGAAAAGCACTGTTTTTCAGCGGCTAAATGGTCTGTGTAATTTTCAAAGTTTGCCTACTCCTACAGAGTTAAACGATGCTGAGGAGGATGAAATTCAAATGAACAGCGGAACAATTTCTGCAAGTATTTTACGTTCTTCTATTTTTAGAATTTTTATGAGAGACGTAAATAGCGATCTTGGCATTACCGACTTCAATCCGCTGCCTCAATTTTTTGTAGTACGGGGGCAAACGCCAGTTGCTCAGTACAACTATATTAGATTCACAAGCGATGAACCGCGTCAACTTGAATACAAATTTGTGCCTTTTTCGGGTTCAGAATTCGCAAAATTACCTGACAACACCAATCCAGAATTTATTGTACTGTCTCAATCAATTTCAACAGATCAAAACGAAAAAGGAGCCGGTAATTTTATTGAATTTAGTGAAACACTTTCAGGCATAGGAATAGTTAAAGTTCAAGTAACTGGACAAAGAATTTTTGACAAAACAACTTTTAGGCCAAACAAAGAATTTACTAGAGGCGCTCAAAGTATAGCCGCAGAAAAAACTCTTTCATATCCAACAGCTGCTGCTTTTGTAACCGCTACCCCGGAGCCTGAAGTTGGTACGATTGCAACAATAGGAAGTCAGCTTAAAAAAGATGCAAATATTGCTGATCCAGATATTACTACTGGCAAGTTAGGAGCTTTCTTTTATGAAATTGCAGGCAATGCTGATAATTTTCAGGAACCTGTTGGCGCAAAAAAAACATTTACAAGTCTAGAATACATTGGAGGCGATCATGCGAACTGGTTGCATTTAGAATGGAAGCTTGAGAAAAAAATAAATACGGAATCATACGTTATTGATAATGGTGCGGCTACTGGTTGGAAATTTATAAGAGTTCATGTGCTCGGCAGCGGAGGAGGCTTCAGTGACGGACAAAAAATTGAAGTAAAACGAGGACTTGAGGCAACAAATGTTATTGAAGGTCAATCGCAATATCCCAACACCAACCCTTACGTAAACAACAATCCCACCGGAACTTTGCGTTTTTCGGGAACAAAGCTAAGAATTAATGGAGTCACAAAAGACGTGACTTTAGGCGCAAGATCTCAAGCGTGGCGATATGAAGTTGGTTTTGGTGCGGTAGATAGGCCGCCTGGCGATACCAAAAAAATTACAAGGACTTTTACTGAAGGCAGCAAAAGTATTAGGGTTAAGCTGGAGTCTACGGTTGTAAAGTTTGCTGATACTGATACTAAGGGCACAATAGTTGGCAATGAATTTGGCTGGTCGAACGCAAGAGTTATTGAAGTTATTGAAAACGATTCTACGTCAAAAACTTGGAATATAGATGAAACTTTTAGTTCCAGAAGAGCCGTAAGCTCTGATAACCCTTTTAAGGCAGGCTATAGCCATGTTGGCGCAACGTATAAGATTACAGACGTCAGCTACGAAAGCACCGAGCCAGCAACGTTTGAAGCTGAGTTGTTTTTTGCAGAGCAAACACAAATTGCAGACATTAGTGCTTATCGTGGCTTTGTTGAAAAATCAAACAGCACAAGTCCGGAGCATGAGATTGTCTACATAAATGAAGCGCAAGTAAATGACGATAAGGCCAAGATGTTAGATCTTACTATTGCTGGTTTATCTTTAAAGGCAAGTCGTAGTTTTACGGCTCTTGATCAATTGCGTTGTTGGCTTGGCAGCGGGTTGCCTGTGGAGCGGTTGCATCCAGCTCCAAGAAAAGCTTATGGAGATTCAAATACTGTCGGACCAAGCAATTTATTTACTGATCTAGTCTATTTTTTGCTTACAGACCAACGGGCTGGCGCAGGTGGTTTGCTCGGGATAGATGGAGAAAATCCCTACTTGGTAGAGAAGCAAGACCTAGTAAATACATCTAAATTTCTTGAGGCTCAAAAATTATTCTTCAACGGCCCGATTGTGGAGCGGACCAATCTGCGTCAATTTATTAGCGAACTTGCACCGTATTTTCTGTGTAATTTTATTATTTCTGATGGCAAGTTTTCGTTAAAGCCTGCTGTTCCTACTTTAAAAGGAGGAGAAATTGACACTGGCGTTGTCAACGTCAAGCAAATTTTTACTGGCGGCAACATTCTCGAAGATTCGTACAAGCTGGAATACCTTGGAGCGGAAGAGCGTCGAGCGTTTAAAGCTGTTGTGCGTTACAGGCAAGAGCGCAAAAATAGATTGCCAGAAGAGCAAGTTGTTATTGTTAAAGGCACTGATTCCACTGGCGATTTTGCTTCTCCTGGGACCGTCTTTCTTCCTGAGGAACAGTTTGATTTAACTCAATTCTGCACCTCAAAACATCATGCTATACAAGTTGCTAAGTATTTTCTGGCGCTTAGAGCGTACGTTACGCATACGATTAGTTTTTCGACAACAGCTGAAGGGTTAGATATTGGGGCGGGTTCTTACATCAAAGTAATAACTGAAGCAAGTCCGTATAATGCAGCCAATACTGGAACTGTTAATAGCTCAGGCGCCATTACCAGCGTCGTTGACATGCCAGACGGTTTTTATAAAGTAAACTTTTTCAAAACAGGCAGCGATGATATTGAAAATGATACAATGCAAGTGAGCAATGGAAAGGTCAGCAACTCTGTTTTTCACAACATTGTATTTACAGTTGAAGACACCACTGTGTCTGAAAACATCTACATTGTCGAACAGTTGACTTTTTCTCAAGACGGTATTGTCGATATTGTCGCGTCTGAGCATCCTTGCAATAATGACGGCACCAGCAAGATTGCTGCGTTCGTTGACGGCACTTTAGGCTTTAGTATTCAGTCATGACTTTTCCGATCACTAAAGCAGGACGTACAGCACCATTTGAGTTGCGGGACTACTTGGTGCCAAGCGCTCGTACGTTTGAGTCAGGAGACTTTCCGGTAAAGACTTACAAGGCTCAAAACGGCACTGAGCACAGAATTTTGTATGGCAGTAATCGCACCAACATGAAGCTGTCGCTTACTTATGCGAACATCCTTGATGCAGATGCTGAGCAGTTTTTAGATCATTACGACACGGTTCAAGGCACGTTCCAAACTTTTTCTCTTCCAAGCATCAATGGAGTAAATCCAACTCGCGGGGGCTGGGAAGGCAATAAAGACGCTTTGGGCGCTCAAATCCATGGAAATGACTATCGCTACGAAGGCCCTCCGCAAGTGGCACAGGTAGCTTTGGGCCGTAGCACTGTTACAGTGAATCTGATTGGCGTGCTCTGATGGCTGTTTTCACTGGCGCTACTGGCAAGCTGTTTTTAAATGACACGACTAATAACAGCGATCCTGGCACCGAGATCGCAAAGGTGCAGAATTGGAGCGTAAGTTCATCAGTCTCCTTAATTAGCAATAAAACTTTAGGTGATACAGACGATACTTTTGTCCCTATAGGGAGATCGACAACAGGCAGTTGTCGTATTTTGTATTATCAAGAAGTTCTAGGGACAAGCAACGCTAGTAACAGCGCAAGCACTTTCTTGAATAAAGTTTTTAAACCACGTAGCGCTGATTCAGGCTTTGAGAGTGGTGCTTCATTGGATCAAAACGAAGCTGACACAGATTTGAAAAATTTTAGATTACGTTTAAACATAGATGATGGAACGACTTCTGGTAAATTTATTGACATGAGAGTCTTTATTACCAACATATCATTGTCAATGTCTGTTGGCGACATTGTAGCAGCAGATATTCAATTCCAATGCCAAGGCGCTCCAGTTGCGGTTAACATCTGATGAGCATTTACCTTGGAACTTTTGGCAATGTTGAGCTAAAGCGCCAGTTCAACGACACACAAATTGATGGAACGGTGGTTCCTAGTGACGTAAATACAGACAGAAAGCGTTTTAGTTTTGACTTTGAGCCAGGTCAATTGTTGACAGGCGATCAAGTCAGAATTAGCAACAAAGCCAATGCAGCACTGTCTTTTATTAGCGGTTACTCAGCAAGAGCGGTACGAAAATTTATCAACGTTGACGATTTAAATGGAATACGTCTTTACGATTCTTTTGCTGATGCAGTAAACGGGAAAACAGCAAACGCAACAACACTTGCAACACTTGGCGCGTCAATACAGATCAAAATAATTATACAGTCTGCGGAGTTTAGGATTTTATCGCAGGTAAGAAGTTATGAACTAAATACTCAACGCGAAACAGTAGATACAACATCTTTGTCCGATAGTTTTCGTTCGCAGATAAGCAGCTTAATGTCTGGGTCTGG